CTGTACCTGCACCTGAAGCACTTGCTTTTGTATATAATTTATCTGTTGCTGATACTAGCAATGTATCATTAAACAGTTCTATATCTGAATAATCTGCTGAACAGTTTGTAGGAGGGTACAACAGTCCGTTGTTAGAAGTATCTTCTGAAAAATTACCCTGAGGTGTACCTCCGTTAAAGAATATACGAGTACCTGCAATGGTAAACCATTTAGTATCAAAGTATTTGAACCCAATAGGTAGACCCATGTTAGTGATACTATCGGTTGTTATTATAGTTCGTGGAGCAAGAGATACTTTTCCTTGATTAAAAGACAAATCTAAATTAAAACTATCCCAAAGTTTACCCTGAATATCTCCGATATTAAGTTGTGTGATTTCTCCGTTAAATAATTTCATAGACGTGGTATTTTATATTCTTTACCTCTCCAGTTAAATACTAATATCCCTGTAGGATTTACAGGTAAAGTCAAATCGTATGGAGTACCTGTAATTGTTATATCTCTAGTCACTGCCGTCACACTGTCCTCTCCTTTTATAACTTCATTACGAATAATCTCTTTCAAATCATATGGCATGTCTTGAATAGTAAGCATACTTGATAAAGCTTCAACTTGTCTTCTTAGCTCGTCTATTTGATTTTGAAGTTCTTGATTATTCATTATGATAGATAAATTCTTTCGTATTGTGATGAAGAAGCACCTCCTCCTGGGTCTATACGATACCCTGCAAAGAAATTGCCTAATATATTTGCCACACATTGCATTGAACGATACGAACCAGTTGTGTATTGAAGTGTACCTGATGAGTTAAACTTTCTAATAAAACTGTCTGATGTGCTAAATCCATACACATTGTTACTTGAATCTACTGCGAATGCTCTAACAGAATCGGCTGTTGAGCCACAAACAATGTCTGAAACATAAGTTAATGTTGTCCCAGAGATAGTATATCTTGATACCCTATAATCATTTGCTGAGTTACCACCTTTGTAGTTAAAGAAGAAGTCTGTACCATTTGATGTCATTCTAACATCATTACCGCCAGTAGTAGCAAAAGCTTGACCTGATATAGTCATAAGTGTGCCACCACTTGCTAAATCTGTAACACTATACCGATAAAGTCTGTAATTATTTGAACTATCTCTAATAAATACATAGATATATGAGCCAAGTACAACGGCAGAGTTTACGGCATTAGACGAAGCCCAGTCTGATGTAGTATCTCTCCTTTGCATGTATGAAGTAGTATATTCAAACTTAAATTCTGTACTTGAGTTTGAATAAATTGAATATACATCTGAATAAAATCCACCTGTTGTCTGGAAGTAGTTGTGATGAGTTGTTGAAATGTAAAAAGGTACGGATTGTGATGGACTTGCAAAAGATAAATTACCAGAACCGTCAGTTTGAAGTACCTGTCCTGATGTTCCATCTGCATTAGGTAGTTTTATATTTGCTGTACCGAATTTTACATTACCAGTACCTTTTCCTTTTAGAGATAAATCAATATTAGTATCATCTCCTTGCACATCAATGGTAGGTGAATTACCTGTTGAAGCATTTGCTACTCGTATTTCATTGACTGCATTTGCCGTTGTTGAAAATTCTATTTGTTCATTCCCATTTTCATCTGCTATAAACCCTCCTGTTGCTATTTTTGGAGCTGTCAATGTTTTGTTTGTAAGTGTTTGCGTGGCACTTTTACCAACAGCTTTATCAGTAGATGTTATTTCACTGAGTTTATAGTCATGTGATGTGGTAACTGCTGAACCATTAGCACCAACTTTATCCTTTAGAGCTTTAATACTTTCATTTTGGAATGTTTCAAGACCTGCATGGTCAAATGTCGCCACCTCTGTATTAGCAGTAGGAGATGACGGGTTCTGTATTGATGTTGGAAAGTCGTTTGATGTATATGTCATATTATGATTTTGAAATATTAGTCCATGTTGTTGATAATCCTAGACCATTAAAATAAACTGTATTGCCTGAATCTGGGTCTATTGACTGGTTAAATGTTAGATTAGGTTCGTTGAACTCCCACCCACCATTTCCTGTTCCTGATTTTTCTATATTATCCCACGTTGTCATAGTTTATTTATTATTTTGATAAGCTGGTCTTAATCTAGGTATTTCATCTTTATTCCTTTGAGAATAAAATGTCTGTATAGACTTTTCTTCTTCTGTTAAAAGTGGAAACCAGTTTTTAGCCTGACTCATTTCCCTGTCTACTGCATAATGAGTAGATGAAAAATTTACAAGGTATTTATGGAATATTGACGGAAATCCAGGTACTTTAGTTGTATCTGTTGTAGTAAAATATGATGCACCTCTTTTAAAGTACACTTTAAGTGCATTTGTACCTGAATAATTAGGCACAGCATCAAGAAAGATAGTATTCCCACGCTTATCGTATTTTGTTGGTACTCCTACATTTCCTGTATTGTTCTGCAAATATGTAATAGCTTTTCTGTCTGATTCATCAATAGGGTCTAATATTTTCCATGTACCATTACTATCGGCAATTAATACTTTTTCAATTACAAGGTGTTCTAATGCAAATTGATAATCTCGTTGACCATTAACAATATTAGTTTGAGCGATAGATAGGTCGGTATAGTTATCATCATCCCATTGCCATCTTCCGTCTGCTGTCATAGCTAAAAACACAAACCTATCAAGACCTCTGTTTACTAAATTAGTAAATATAGATAGTTTATTTGTATCTCCTGTTATTTTTCCATATCCACTATCACCGAATACCTTTACTTCGATGTTTTGTAATATTCCTGATTTAGCTGTTGATGTGTCGTTAAATTGCATTTTTTATTTGTTACAGGCTAACCTCAAGGCTTTTGCCCTGAAGTAAACCGATAAAGTTTAACTAGCTGTTGTACAAGCTACCCAAGCTGTCGCACCTGTTGAGTTAATATACATTCGAGTTGCTGATGTTGAACCATCTGTTCGGATATATAGAGAACCTTTAGTTGCTGACAATGTAGGAACACCTGAACCAACTGCTACAACAAAGTCTGATGAACCGAGGTGAAATAGTGCTACCCCCCCTGCTCGTACATCAATCTGTCTTCCTGAACCTGCATCTCCTAGGAACTGTGGATTTAGTGCGTTACCTTGCATTATAGTGATTTAAGTTTAGCTTCTAATTCGTCTTTTTTATCTTCGTACTTTTTAGGATTTTTTGTTTTATAGATTTCAATTATTTCAAGTAGCTTTCTTTTAGCTTCTGAAATATCTGTTGTATCCACAACTTCTTCCTTAATTTCCTCTGATGTTTTGATTGTTTTCTTTGCCATGAGTGTATCTTCTCCTGTGGGGAGTGAAACAGTAGAGATGCTGGGAAGCGAGTTCTACTGCTTCACCCCACACAAGAGTGGGGATTATTTTTACGCTGTAAGAGTGATGTCAATCAAAAGGTCTGACTTTGAAGCCCATGCTTTAGCACCTACAAGAGCGTAAGCTACGATTTCCATACCAGTTTTACCTGATACTTGCTTTTCTTCGTAATTAACTCCTCGTGGTGATGCAAAAGTAGCAACTTTCTTGATACCGAATAGTCGGTGTCCTGCGTTAGTGAAAGTCTGAGTTCCAAAAGTATCATCTGCGAATGTACCTGTTCTAGTTACATAGATGTCTACACCCATGTAAGAGTTCATAAATCCGTTTTTGTATACTGAGTCTGCAAATGAGAATCCTGAAGCCGCCTGAGCTACGATAAGTCCAGGGATTTCAGTGTTTTCAATTACGATGAACATTCCGTTAGACATTTCTGAATAACCTGAAACTTTAGAAATCAAGTTACCAAAGATAGTTGTTACGTTTGTTGATGTTCCAAATCCTCCTGCTGGAGTTGAGTATGAGCCAGTAGCTCCCTCTGTAATTACGTTGAGAGCGTAAGCATCTGCTTTATCCTTAACTGCAAACATAATCTGCTCCATTCGTGAAGCAAATAGGTCAAAGTTTGATAGGATATTTTCAAATCCGTATACGTGTTCTGCTACCTTAATTTCGTCTGCAACTGTCAATGTGTCATCAGTAGTTGTATATGTACTAACTGAGTATGTTCCGTTGATAGCTGTTACTGAAGCTGTTGGTGATGAGCCGTATGGATTGTCAATGTACTTGTTTTCTGTTCTATCTACGTTAAAGATAGCTTCAGAAATCAATGCTCGTCTGAGAAGTATAGCCAGAGTGTTCTGGAAATATTTTCGACGATATGTATATGTTGATATTGTGTTCATTAGGGTTATTATTTAACCCCAGCATCTTTCTATCTTAATCCATGCCTTGCATTGAACAGTCTTTCCATGTCTTCATCTGATTCAGGTAATACACCTTTAGATGCGTTCTGGAGGATAGTTTCATCAGTAACTTTACCTGACGGTCTTTTGTTACTTGTATGTGAAGCCTTTGCTGATTTTCTAAATTCATCTTTTTCTTGTAGCAAGTTCTTTACTACTGGATGTTTTAGAGCATCAATGACAGAAATCTTTTTGTATGAAGCAAAATCAATCACTTCATCAATATCTTCTGGGTTCACATCTGCTTTAACTATTGCTAACTGTTCTTTCAAGGATAGAGTTGGGATAGCTTCCTCTTTTTTAACAAGAGTTACAGGCTTGACTTCTTTAGGGTCTTTATTAGCCTTTTTTCTCCAATGTTCTTTTTGTGCTTGTAGTGTAGATATTCTTTTTTTAAGAGTTTCTACGTCATCTACATCTTCTGAACTTTCTATTTCATCTTCTAGTTCGACTTCAATAGGCTGTTCAAGTTCGTCATTTTCAAGGTTGACTTCCTTTGTGTCATTTTCGTTCATCTTTTGTGATGTATTGTGTTAATTTTCCCTTTATTTCAAGTTCGGTTTTTTCCTGTTCTTTATAATTATACCACACTAAATATTTGCAATGCAAATTATTTTTATTTTGTGGAATTTTGTTCTAATCTTTTAGCTAATTGTTCAAGAGTTTCACCCTCCTCACCAGCTAAAACTTTAATACCTCTTAAAGTTGTTTCAACTGATGAAAGGATAAGACTTCGTGTAATAATATTGATTAGATTATCTGTATCTGATTTTAATGGACTGAAATCAAATTCAAGAACTGTTCTGTTTACATTGCTCTTTAGAACGTCATTCATAAAGTTTCTTTGTCCCTCTACTGCTTTCATAAAGATAATCGCATCAGAAGCTGATTTGTCTTTGAGATTGATTTGAAACCAAATATCATTGACCATAAATACTTCTTCATTACCATTAACTGTTGGATTTAGAACTGAAAGTAGATAATCCATAAGGTCTTTATTTGCCTTTATAGAGTCAATCTTCTTTTGTTCTTCTTCGTCTAGAGCATCCAAACCAAGCACAACTTTTCGAGTGGTCTTTAGCATGTCAGGTTTCCCAGCATACACAGACTTCAAAAGCTGAACTTTTAGCTTGTCGCTATCAGACATTTCTACTTTGTTTTGCATTTTGATTTGTTAAATAACTAATAACCCTCCTGCTATGGTGTAGCTGGAGTTGTTTGTGGAGTTGGTGTCATAGATTGTTCTACTTGTGATAGTTCTAGTGGTGACATAGCACCTGCTGTTTCTAATACCTTTGAGAATATAGTCTTAAATGTAGGATTTTGTAGTATCTGAGGATTTGTAGCGATAGTCTGGAGTATAGTTGTAAGTGAATCAAGCATAGCTTGTTTGTCTGAACTTTCTCCTGATACTTCAACTTCTACTTCCCATTCAAATCCTTTAAATATATCTTTCCAAGTTGTATCATCTAATTCTGACGGCTTTATAAATCTTGTGTTTCCGAGTGCAGATAGTTGCGATTGTAGCTTTGCCGTTTCTTCTGCTACCATTTCAGACTGTTGTTCTGGTGTCACTACTGCTCCGTTCAATACTTCATCAACAACTCTTTTGTTTACAATTTTTGTTACTTCTGAAGAAAGATACCATGTGTCTAGTTGTTTTATTCCATTTGCATCAAGTACCGCGACTATTTCGTCTGTCGTGTTTAGTTTGGTTTTAATAAAAGGAATAATGTATTCTCGCATCATATCCTCAATAGCAAGTCCTTTATTTTCTATCATTAACTGGAAAAGTGAATTTGCTTCTTGATTAAGAATAGCTACTTGTCTATACGCTGTACCTGACGGCATTGTGTTGCCTGATATTGCATCTGGTGTTGATGTAATTTCTTTAGCTAATCCTCTCCATTCATTTGCAAAGTTTTGTACAGATACAAGGTTATTTGATGCATTATTAACCTGAGTTAGAGGTTGGTTTACTGCATGAGTTAATATATCACCTGTTTCAAGGTCTGTAAGAACATTTCTACCTACAAAATTAGCATCTGCTGTTTGATAGATAGTCTTTGATATGAGTTCTAGCTGGTCTTTAATTAGCTTTGCTGAATGATTTACCATCCACTGTGCTTGGAATAGATGCTCTACTGCACCAATACCCATAGCTCTTGTTGGCTCTTTTATTAAGTCTGCTTTATGATGCTGTAATTTTTTAAGTTTACCTCTGTATAAATAAAAATCTTTTTTATTAGATGAATTATAAGAAAATACGTGAATTTGATTTACAAAAGTAAGCTGGTCTTTTTCTTTCTCTGTAATCATTGATAGAGGTAAATTTCCTTGTACTTCGTATATCTCAATATAGTCTGCAAGAGTATCTATCTGCGTACCATTTTGTAATTCTCTAGTTTGTTTTGTAGATTCTATCAGTTCCTCTACTACGTCTTGGTTATATACAGGATTAAGTCTTAACTGTGATGGAGTTAAAAACTTCTTTTCTATTCGTACATTATTCTCAAAGTCTATATCATCTGTGATAAGAGTACTCCACGGAACTACTGATACGTTTAGTTCGCCCTCTGATTCTATAAATTTAGACACAGCAGAACCATATGTAGCAAGTGTTAGCCCCCAGTCGTTTAAGAAAACACCAAATCTAGCTTTGTTCATCCATTCTTGCAATATGATGTTACCTAGAAATGCTGGAATAATGTCAGTAACCTTTGTAGCCTTTAGCTTAATATTTTTTCTATCTATGTCAGTTGCTCTATACCAAATATTACGAGCTGATGTGACTATGTTAAAAAAAGGTTTTTCTCTACCTAGTGCATCTTCTGAACCTGAGATATGTTTTGAATATACGTATGCTTCAATAGTGTTTATAGTTTCATATTGAGAATATGATACATACTTTGAGATGTTGGTATTACCTGATTGATACGATGTTTCTCTTTGAGTTACAATTTCTGTTATTTTTTGCATTATGTATTTGCTCCCCAACAAATTACTTTTATATAATTATATCAATGTTTTTTATTTGTAACAAGTTTTGATAAGTCAATAACGTTATACACAGTCTATCTTGTTGAGTTTCTTCCTTGCATATTTCTACGCATAACCATATGTTGATTTACTTTTTGTGTAACTTCACTATCTTTTGGCTTCATACTAGCTAAAGCATATCTGACAGCATCTAGAATGTGGTCATATCCACTTTCAGGCACATTAATAACCTTTCCGTCTTTGTCTGTTTGCCATAAATAGTTTCGATATTCTTTAATCAAATTGACTGAGCGTTTAGTCATAGACATTTTTTGTGCTTGGACATACTGAATACCTTGATTTATAGAACCTGCACCTTTTTCTGCTGGTAGTATATTTATTCCATAAAGCCTTATTTCATCTATTGATTTAGGTTCTGCACTATCCGCAATAACAAGACTACCTGTAACATTTTTCAATGTTTCGGCTATTTCTTTATTGCTCATTCCATTCTTGTAGCAAATTTCATCAAGAATATACCCACCATTATAATAATATACAGCAACGATAGCAGTAGGGTCATTTGTATATCCAAAGTCTAATCCATATCGCTCTAACCTAGCTTCATGTGGTATATCGTCAATAATTTGCCAGTCTTTGTAAATTTTTCCCTCTACTTCTCCAAGTTGTCCAAGTCCGTATACCTGCCACCAGCCTTTTCTGTTTTGTCTTGATTCAATAGCTTTCACGATTTCTTGTGATAGTCCCTCGTTATCTTTGTATGTCAAAATAATATGGTCTACATCATCTCTTTTGTGTAATACGTCTGTATAAAACCAAAATTCGTTAGTCGGATTCCAGTCTAGGAACATAAATTCTTTAGTTCTAACTTCTAGTTGGTCAAAAGCATCAAGACTCATGTTGTTACATTCGTTCATAAAACATCTGTCTCGTCTTGCACCTCTGAGTTTATCTGATTGGTCGGCACTAAAAAATTCTATTTGAGAACCTGTTTCAAACTCATATATGTTATCTGTGGCACTCCACCGTTCTTCTTTCCAATAGCCATGCTCTTTCATTATGTTTATAAAATCTCGTCTTGCACCTCGTTTTAAGTGAGGTGTAGATTCTGCAATAACTGATGTAAGTGTCTTATGTGTGTCGGACTGAGCTTTGTCTATCAAGAATAAAAGAATACTAATAGTCTTTGAACTAGAAGTACCTCCTTGTATAGCTCGTATCTTTTTATTGAGCTTCGCTATCTTCTTTAGAGCTGTCGTTACTTGATAAGCCATTTAGTATAGGTGTTGGTACATTAAGATTTACTTCTGATTCAGTTTTATCTCTCCAGCCATAATTATTCTTTAGATTGAATATTGAGAATGTAGCATTAGCTTTTCCCATTAGGGCGTTTTGTTCTACCCACTTCTCACATCTTGACTTTGCTTCTTTAATAGTGCGTAAAAACTCGTCTTTTTCTTCATAATCAACTAGCGTATTTCTTGTAGTCCCTAGTGCTATTGCTAATCCAGTTATAGTAGGAGGTTCTGTATACTCTCCTTTATCATCTGTGATAGACAAAAAGTATGCATCTATTAGCTTTTGTACTTCTTCAACATTTTTCCATTTTGGTGGTCTTCCTCCTGCCATAGTTATATCTTCTTACCTTTAGGGATTCTTAATGTCTTTCCAATAAGGAGATTACCTTTCTCCCATTGCTTATCGTTAATATATTGCTTTGCTGTTTTGTTACCATGTCTAGCTTTGAAAGCTGATGTTCTACTACCTCCGAGTTTAGTACCTTTCTGTCCTCCTTGGATAGTCTTAATCTTCTTTCCGTTCTCAAAGATTTCTGCTTTCCATGATTTACCTTTAGCTGTTGCTCTCTGTATCTTTGCTGTAGGCATGTTACTTTCTTTTCTTTTCTACTCCTTTAATAGTTCCTTTATTTTTTGATGCGTAAAATACTTTTTTACCTGTTTTAGCTCCGTACTCTTTTTTCATAGCTTTCATAATTTTAGTTCCTTTTTTGTTTAGTGGCATGTGTGTATAGTTAATGTATATGGATATATTATATCACGTTTATTGAGTTTGTATCAACTTTTCATACTTAGATTTGCTTAATAAATACTGTTGATGTTGCGAGAGAAAGTATGTTTCTGGGTATGTTATCTCTATACTTCCTTTTTGTTCTAGTTCATTTATCTTATCTGACATTTCTTTCATTCTCAAATCCCATAAAGAAATGTTTTCAAATTTGTTAGAGCAGTACTCGATACCATGATACCTAGTTATTATTGAATGGTATAGTTCACCTTGTAAAATAGTATACGGATAAAATACCTGTTTTAGCCTTTTTAAGTCAGTTATTATCTCTGTATTAGATTTCATATAATGGCTTAAACTTTAGTGCTTCTTGTGTTAAAGCGTGTATGAGTCTGTCTTGTGCATCATGCGGTATATTCTTGTTAGGTATCTGCATTTCTGAATTGAGTACTATAACTTCCGTGTTATCGTTTTGTTCTTTTGTTATTTGATTTCCTTTTGTGTCTATCATTGTTTCTGCAACTACAAAATACCCCCTGTACCCTTTCTTCTTGTTTAGTTCGAATGTTATATATTTTTTGTCCATGTTTGTATAAAACTATAAGAGCGATTAAGCCTAAAAAAATCTTAATGTATTGTACTATCGTTTCGTGTCGAGTCATGTTGTCCTAGTGTATACCCATAGCCAAATCCCATAGAACTACCTACAAGAAATCCGACTAAAAGTGCTAATATAATTAAAGCCCCAGCAAATATCATGCGTATATTATACTATATCTCTCAACATTTTCCAACCTTTCTTGTTAATAAACTCTTTTTTTTCTTCAGTATTCATTCCGAGTACTTTATAATCTGATTTATATAAAGCCCAATATATATCTTCTTCTTGAAGTTGCATGTTATCTAAAATCATATGTTCAACTGCATTGATGTATGCTCTTTTTATAGACGGTATTTTAAGTGCCAAAAATAGCAATGTTGCGATAGCATTCACTTTAGAACCCCATACGTTGTTATAGTTTCGTTCATGGAATAAATGCAATAATCTCTTTATTTCTCTAACATTCTTGAGCTTGTGCTTTTTTGTTTCACTTAGAATATCCATAATTCTATACCTATAAGCATCATCATTCTCTATGGCGACTGATACTATTTCGGAAAAATCTTCGGCATCCTGTTCGTTAGTCAGATGACGCATGAAATTGAATATAAAGAACTGTAATTCTATGCCAAATGAAGTCCTATGAATATCCTTTAGTATTTCATGGCTTATAATGCGTTTTCCGAGCTTATTAAACGCATATATGGTGCTTTGTCTATATTTTGGTAAAAGTATCGTTATAAGCGTTCCTGTGACGTTCTGTGGCATTGTAGCTATCTTTATCGACTCTATAATCACAGACTTTATCATGTTTGTTGAATAAAGCGCTGTATCCATGACACATGTCCGTCTTGGAAACTCTGCTCCAGCAACGTGAAGTTTTATTTCTTTTTCTTCTTCTACTCCAATAGCTTCAAAATTTTCTTTACTTTCACTATGTATTTGTGATTCTGGACTTCCGTACTTGTGGTACTCTCTACGATAGTATTTATTTAAAAAATCTTGGATACTTAACATTATTTAACACAGCTTATTGAGGTTGAATCTACAATTTTACCAATATTTGTATTACGTGAGGCGAAAGTACCAAAACATGTTACTGTTGAACTTCCTATTTTTTCTTCAAATCTATACACTGTAACAGTTTCAGTATCTACGAGCTGATTTGTTATTTTAACAAAAGAAGAGTTTGTTCTTGTGGTATAAGTAGCAAAAGCATATACGCTACCTGCTGTGAACGTTAGTACTAGTATTGCTGTTAGAATTATTGTTTTCATATTTGTATATTACTTTGTTTTTTTAATTTTGTCAACTTTCTTAACCCTATCCACCGTAAAATTATATCTTATCTTCACCCCTGTTTTATTCTCCATTCGGTCTATAAATTCCTCCATTTCATCATAGATAAGGTTTATAATCTCGTTTTCTGTTAGTATTTTGTAGTTTTTAGGCATGTTTATTTTATCTATAAAATTCTTTACACTTTACACACCTCGACTGTGGTGGATTACTTGTATACGATAGTCCGTCTGATTCGTGAGTGCATTTATTAAGACTTGGTAGAGTTTCTTCTGTTGCTTTTGTAATGGCAGGTATCAATGCAACACGTTCATCTTCTCCAAATAGTTGAAAATGATTAAGTATTCTAGCGTTGTGTTTACCTATAGTTTCTTTTACCCTCTCCTCTAGTATGGTGTCTATTTTTGAGAGCCAGAAGTCTGGTGTTTCAACAATAATATCAGTTGGAATTATCTCCTTTGCTTTCTTTACAGCCCAATCCTGATACTCTCTTTTTATTTTATCTTTTTCCTCAAGTGTTAGTTTTATCATTTTAATTTATTATGAACGTATAATCTATAAAGTCTGAATATATGGTACTCGAATAATGTTAAGTTTCCTCTATATTTCCTAGTATTCCAAGTGATATATAGTTGTTTCATTTGTTTATAAGGTTATAAGTGGTACTTCAAATATTGTAACTTCTCCACATTTAGGGCATGTATGTTGATAAGTTCCTGCTTCAAATACCTTCATTGTAGGTGGCTCATGTTGCGGACACATGCATGGTAATTTAGGCTCTGATATTTTTATAGTGTTTTCTTTCATTTGTTTATAAGGTTATTTTAATAAGGGTGACTTCTAAAAAACACAATGGTAAATACAAAGAATGCTATAAATCCAAGTATTTTTAATCCATTTCCATCTTGCCAATATTCAAGTGTGTTCATACTATTTCCCTTGTTTTATTATTGATAATACTTTCTCTTTAATGCTATCTGTGTACACATCTCCTTCACAGTATCTCTCTAACAATTCCTCCACCTCCTCTGCTATACGGGTACGTTCTGTTTGGAGGAGGGTTTTAACCTTATCTACTAGAAATTCATTAAAATCAAACCCAAAATCTCCTTTGAGCCATTCCCCATACCAACCTTCTGCTTCTTTCCATTTTTCAATGTTTGTCATATGTTATTTAACATAAATTATTACTGATAAAGTGTAGTTAAAAGCCCATATTGCTGATGTAATATTGTCTGATAGCAACGAGAATGTAACTCCAGTTATTCCACATATTATTCCTAGTGTTTTCATCTTTTATTTAGTTAATGTTAAAGTTCCAAAAAACCATCTAAAACACCAACAGCCATAGGCAGATTTATATATACTAAATTTTCCTCTAAACGCTTTACTTGTAAATATGTTCATAGTTATTTGGTTAATGGTCTTAGTTTTAAACCACTTTGTGTTATTTCCAGTGGTAGCTCATTCTCCTTAATAATCAAGTCAATAATATCTGCTAGGTTTTTATCTGCTCTTATGTCAGGATAATGGTCTACAATTCGCATCTCTTGACCTGTAACTAAAACAGTCTGTATTAATACATAGGCAAGTAGTGTAGTTCTGCCACTCTTTCTTGCTCCCATATACAGCCATTGGATAGACTTTAAATGTTTCTTTTGTTCATTAGTTAATTTTATTTTCATCTCTAGTTAAGGTTATCTAAGGTTTTTAATTATAAAGTCTATCTGTGATTCATAGCCAAATAGCATAGTAGGTATTTTAGATTGTTCTATAATTCTATTTACCCTCTCCAACATATCCTGTTGACCTGCTTTGAAGGATTTTTCTATTTGCTTTGAAAGAAAGTTTCTAACATTGTCAGGGTTACTCATATCTAATGCAAGTACTTCTTTACCCATAAAAGGTCTTAGATGACACATTTTATGTATAAACTCATTATCCCCCTCCTCCTGTAATTGTTGTAGGTTAGTCATTGTGGATTATTTATGATTGTTTAATATATTTACCATCTCAAGCCACTTCTCAAAGGTCATATGACCAAATACATAACCGTTACATTCCTCTGAGAATTTAGATGCAAGTAATTGATACACAGTGTCAGAGCAAATAGGCATCACTTCTACTGTGTCGCTTCCCCATTTTAGTCTTTCTTGGTAATCATAATTCTTTATATTTTCATCTTCCGAGTATCTATCGTAATTCTCTGAATAACTACCTGCTCCCCAAATTGTAGATAATGAATTCCCATTAGGGAATGTCAGTAATATTCCGTTTGTTTTATGTGATACAAATGCTTTCATATTATTTAAGTTTATTGTGGGTTAGTTAAGCAAACCAATCTTTTTAAGAAACTCATTCACATCTCCCATTAAATCATTGATAGTAGATAGCGAGTGTCCCTTACCCTTTAGATATGTTTTCATAATATCCATGCTTACCCCAGACTTCTTGTATTCCCTGAGAGCATTGCCGACCTTTTCTACTTCCTTAGTGATTCGTTCTAGTGGCTCATAGGAGTCAATATAGTCAATCTGTGATGCACCGACTTCCTGCATGAATACCGCTAATCTCTCGTCTGCTTTCTTGTTTTTTACTTCTAGTATGTATCTTGTCATTTTGTTTATATTATTTAAGTTTATTTTTCCAGTAATTGATTTGGTCTTCTATCGCTAGATTGTAGCCACCTATATCCTTAAACACGCAATTGCACGGTTGTATCTGTGTTTTTCCATCCCAGTTCTTTTTGTGTATACATTCTTGCTTCAATCCCTCAAGCCTTTCCACCTCTGCCTGTACCATAGATGTGTATGTTTGGGTGAGGAATTTGTTAACCGCCATAAGGTATACAATTTTATTTCCTTGTTCGTCGGTCAATTCAACTAGCTCGTTTTTACACCAATCTTCAAATTCTTTTAATATTTCTGGGAGTGTCATGGTTATAGTAATACAATTACAATTCCAATAATTAATATAGGTACAAAGAAAGATAAGAAACTGTTTTCTGGTATTTTACTCTTTAAGTCTTCAATTTCTTTTTCCATTTTTTCTTTGTATTTTATATGAATATCCATTTCTTTTACCATACCCTGAATGCTTTGTAGTATTCTCTCGACTGTCATATCGTACGTCTTTATCTTATGTCTTTGTTTTATATCCTTAATATATTTTATTAAGTCCTTATCTTTTATTTTGATTTTCATAGTTATATTATAGCGTGGTTACTTTACTTTGTCAGAGAGTTATCAACAGGCTCTATTTTTATATCTTCAACATCTATATTGTTGTTAGTCTTTTAATTTAATCTCATTCCAAAACTCCTTACCTACTTTATAAAACTCATTATCTAGTTCCTTTTGTTCATTGTGCTTTATCTTAACAAGGTGCATTCTATGTCCTTTCTCTTTAGCAACGATAACTTTATCTTTGAAGAACTCTCTATCTGCTTTTAGCTTTTTCCATATTCTCAAATACTCATGTATTTTATATAAGCCCATTTCACCAAATATCTTGTAGACTTCTTTGTCTAGGATATATCCTTGCTTATCAAGTATCTCAAATACCTGCTCTTTCTTTGATTTCTTATAGTTTATAATCTTCATATATTTTTATGTTTAGCGTATACTTTCTCTTTTCCTAGTAATTTGAGGAGAAAGACGTTCCAAGATAGTTTAGATTTAATCCTTTCTTCTTTTAATAGTTTCCAAGTGTCTTCGTGCATTTTGATAGATTTACCTTTGTATTTTAATACTTTAGTTTTCATTTTTAATAGATTCTTTCTTTAAACGTAAAGATTTTATCTGTTTGAATTTCTCGTATGCTTCACTTTTAGGTTGTGTCTGTCCAAGTCCTTTACACCAATAATCATTTCTCAATATAACTCTGCACATTCTTCGCCAAGATGGTGCCCAACATTTTACTTCTAGTTCATGAGGTGCTTGGTCTGGTATTTTTGTGTACCCTCTATCTTGCCAACCCTTTATAAACTTTTTAAATCTATATCGGTAATGCTTTGATGTTTTCTCTGGTAGCGTTGATAGCAATAAGTTACAGAATGATTCCCATGTGTGATTATCTGGCTTTGTGATGTGGTTGTAGCCTGTCATGTTTCCGTTTTCCTCGATGTACAAAGCTCCTGAATTTACACCGTTTACTCTTGCAATAAGTTTAGTCCATGTATCTGGTTCGAGAATGTGATATAGCCATAATCCTCGTCTTTGGTCATCTCCAAATGGCTGACAGAGTCTTTGGTCTGATAGCTTAACTCCTGCTTTTGTCATTCTGTCGTAAATCGTATTGTGTGGCTTGTGTGGATTCTTCCCATGATATACCCAAATATCTTCAGTTTTCCAATCATAAATCGGGTAAACATTAAAAAGATTTTTAGATACCTTTGTAGTCCATTTGTAATTGTCTACCATAAGTCCGTCTTTTCGAGATACAATAGCTCGGTATCGGTGCAAACTTTCATCTGCCCTAATTCCAATCATTCCAGCCGTTCTATATTTTCCATTCTCTGAATACCATTGTCCAAAGATAACCATAAGTTCCTCGAACTCCATTTTAGGCACATAGAAATCATATTGAGATAAATCAGAAGCATATTTAGGTTTTTCTCTTACCCATACATCTTTTTTATCTTCGTCCCAACATACCCAACGTGGCTCGTAATTTGTTACAGCATTTCGCAATAGTAGCTCTCCACAAAACCAATGCAAATCAATATTATCTTTGTACATTTCTACAATTTCGTGCATGTGTTCCACTGTCTGCTTATACTGTGCTTCGAGGTCTATAATCAATACACCTACTTTCTTGTTTCGTTTTATAGCTTCGTCCATAACAAGATGAAGCATAGTTGTACTATCTTTACCTCCTGAAAAAGATACATAGATTTTATCGAACAAATCAAATGTTTTACTTATTCTATCCCTTGCACCTGTGAGTACGTTATAAGTCTGATATATTTTTGCCATATTAGTATATTTCTACTTGTCGCCCAACTGATAATGCTTCCTCCATTGTGATAGCTTCTCTACCATTCGCAATAAACCATTTATTAAGGTATTCAAGTGCTACCTCGTTAGCTTTTTCCTGTTCATCTGGTGTTAATAGACTCCAACCTGATGAAAATTGACTTGGTATGCCCTTTGCATAACAAACAGAAGCCTGACCTAACCACGCAATTCTATTCATAGCTCTGTTAGTTAGATAATGTTCGCATGAATGCTTCCATTCTGTAATTACTTTTTGCAAAGTTTCTGCAAATAAATCTGTGTCTTTTAGAAATTCTGCGAATACTCTTTGGCATTGTTCTGATGTCATACCGTCTTTAGTACTTGCATAAAATCCAGCTTTTGCACATTCCCACTTGTCGTATGTATGGAATATTCTACCCTCGTCTGATGTGTTTACTGTTCGCCCATAATCCTCGTTGTCTTCAAACTCATCTGTTAAAGGTTCAAATCCATGAATACTATCTCCAGCTTCCCATGCTTTGTTAAAGTCATTATCAGAGAACAAATCAGTAAGTCCTGATATTTGGCACAATCGCAAAATCTCATCTTCATCCATTCCCAACTCTTTAGCAATTCTTTTATTAGTCCAATTTCTGTTTTTAAGTTCTAGTACAATCTCTGACATAGCGTCTACTTGGTGCTTCCCTCTTGCTCTGTTGTGTCGAATTGTAGAAGCAATACGATTGTTTTTATCTGTCTGTTCGTCTCGAATAACTACAACAGGCAAATAGTTGTGAACTCGTTTATTGATTATCGGCGATTCTTTACCTACTCTACTTCTATGAAATCCGTCAATTACTTCATTTTTACCGTCTACGTTGTATGTTACGATAGGTTGCGTATATCCGTCACTATCAATACTCACTTCAAGTAGTTGCATCTCTGGTGGTGCTACTTTGTTAGGGTTGTAATCGTTTGCGACTACTGTATCTGATTTTACCCATAAAACACAATCAACAGGTTCGTTAGCAAATGGCGATTTTTTATGAAGCATTTGTTTAACTGCATTTATAAAATTTACTTTTTCGTCTAGTTCATAAGAATCTAGTTTTTGTATAATTTCTTTAATTTTCAAAATGTCGTTTTTTTCTTCCATTTATTTGTTATTTATTTAGTAATCCTATGGTATATACCATAACCAAACCCACACAAGCCGTTTTCCGTCCAAAGGTAAAGTTATATTCTCAGTTAATTCCTCGATACTTTCCCTGTCTTGTTCCCCTTAATAGTCTTAATGTATTAGTTGAAACTAGCTTATATTGATTTTAAAAAGAGCGAATTTGCTTTTTATAAACTAAATACTGTGTGCAAGAGTCGAACTTGCTGGGTGTCTTCAAACTCTCCTTTATACGTATTTCAGAGATGTCCTACTTGCCCTATTAAGGGTAATCTAGATAAAACTTTGAATATTTGACACATGCCCGTACGAACATAGTTTTCGTTTGTTCTAGGCAACGCTTTACCGAGTATTTCTACTACTCATTCACTAACACAGTATTCAGTTTACAAAGAGCAAACCCTTTTAACTTTACCTCCGTTACGTATTCCGTATTGCGTATACATGCCCCATAACATTTTTAGTCCCTATGGTATCTTGTATCAGATTTTGGCGACTTTGTGAAAAGATTTTAAAAATAAAAACCCTTTCACGACACGCCCAGACTTTCGCCTGAGAGCATCCTGAAAAGGTTCTTAGATGCTTTTCGAGTCGTGGTTAGTATTTCACTAACATAAATATTATACACCCCTCTTTTTAAAAGTCAAATATTTCTTTTCCACAGTCTTTCTATCAGTCTTTAAAGCCCCCCACCATACCTTTGAAAAACTATCTCCTTTCTCACAAGTTTTCAAGAAAAAATATAAATCAGATATATTCAAATGTGACATTTTAAAAGCTACAAAACTAGGTTTTAAAGGTTTTAGATTTCCTCTCTCTTTATTAAGTCTATCTACAAATAGTGATATAACGTAAGCTCTTTCTGACTTTATCTTCGGTCTAACGTCTGCTACCGATATATCTTTTAAGAGTAATGCTATTTCCATGCAATAAGTATATCAAATATAATTTTATGTTGTGGATAAGTAACAAAAGTAAAGTAAATTCGTCTTAATAGTATTCTTGCAACTACGGCAAGTTACGCTTGGTTAGTATAAAAACCCTATATAGAAAAAGAACTGTGGATAATCGCCACAGTTTTTTATTGTTTAGTGTTAAGATATTTCTATGCTTATACCTGCAAAACATCTAAAAATAGGAATGACAATTGGAAATGGACTGATAATAAAATTAGAATATTATGACTCACTTAAAAATGGAAAGCCAAGAATACGTGTATATACAGATAAAAGTGTATTCACATATGGAGAAAATATTTTAGTTATGACACATGAAGAACCTGAAAAGGAAAAAAAACCTATACCCACTATAAGAGAACAATTAGAAAAAGACGGATTTAGAACTAGATTTTATATAAAACCTACATATACAAAGACACAATTAAGAGCAATTAGAGATGTAAAGTTAAAAGCATATTTTCATAACATAAGACCGTATATGCGTGGTGGAGATATATGTGAATGTGGAACTATATATCCGTGGAAATCTGTATGTAATATTTGTGGGTATCACTGTAAAAGATACTCGTTTGATAAGATAAAGTTATCCACAGATTAACTTTACAAACGTAAAATAAAGAGTAGTATATAGATATACAGATATTGAGTGTAAATTGACAACTACATACACCTCGGTTGAGGTGACTGACACATAAGAGCTAACACTAGGGAACTCCTGTACAGATACTACCTAACGGAACAGCGTACACAAATCCGTAAGACAGTGCTTGTGTGTCAATCACTCCAACAGGAGTTTTAAAAGTAACTGTACAAACATGAAAAAAACAAGCAAGTTTGATTTCGCTCACGAAGTCTACACAATGAAAGTTAAAAAAATTGACTGGGTAGAACTACTAACCACTGTCATGGCAATAGCATTCTCGCTATACATGATATATCTAGTAGTAGACACAGCATATATGATTATCAAATATATTTACGCATAACATGGAAGACAAAATCAACGAGCTACGAGATAAACGAGATGCTCTCATAGAAGAACTATGTGTAGTAGAAGAAAATATCTTAAAAGCTACAACTGATACACCTGAATACGATACTTTGTGTCAAACACAAGATACTATTGAGGAACAAATTGCAGTTATAGACAAAGAGATAGAATTATTAACAACAGTGCCACAGTATGATGATACTGATTTTACTGGGGTAACAGAAGATAGATAATATGAAAACAAAAACAAACAATGGACAGTTAGTAGTTGAAACATATGTCTTTCAAACTAAAAACGGTGCTGTGCATATTGACTGGGGCAATACAACAATAAAACTAGGCAAAGATGATGCTTCAATTATCGCATATGAAATACCAGACTTTGATATAGACGCATTTAACAAATATTATAAATAACATGAAATACTACGAAATATTAAAAAACTTTGACCATAATACTAATGCAAGAGCTATAATCCTAAACTGGATAGAGAAGTATAAGAGTACTAAAAACCCTTACTTTGCTAGATGTGTATTTGAAGCTACTGGCAACTATCCAGATGACCTAAAAAGTTTTGGACTAGATGTAGGCAAAGGCTGGAAAAGTAGAGAGCTAGAATTTATCAACGTACCTAATATGATTTACTAATATGAAAGAAACAAATCTATACAAAAAACTTCTAGAGATTAAGAAACTAGTACCACACCTTGAAAAAGAGAAAGAAGGATTTAATTATAAGTACACTTCACCTGAATCTGTACTAAATACGTTTAATCCACTAATGAACGAAGCTGGTATCTTTCTAAAGACCGAAGTACTAGAAGCTATACCTGAAAGAGTTACAGTAATAACAAAAACAAGCGAGAAGATAGAAACTCTTTACACCCTTAAAATGAAATTTACTTTTATAGATGTAGACTCTGACGACATACTAGAGTGCCTATGGTGTTCTAGTGGTTGCAACGGAGACGAGAAAGGTCTAGGCTCTGCCCTGACATATGCTGAACGATACTTTTTGCTAAAGACATTCAACGTATCAACAGGGGAAGATGACCCTGATGCAAGACAAGAAGAACGAGGTGAACAACCAAGGGGAACTTATAAAAAATCTAACGACTATGAAATCTAATTATATGGAAAACGAAAAACAAGACACAATATTTGTACAAGGTATGTTCTGGCGACCACGCCCTGAAACAGCACCAGAATTTGTAAGAGGGAAAATTGCTATGAACGTGCGAGATATGAAGCAGTTTTTTATAGACAATGCACAACATATCAGTGGTAAAGGCTTTATCAATGTAGACCTTATGAAATCACAGAAAGGTACTTACTACTTCAAGCTAGATACATGGAAGCCTAAAAATACTGATACTGTTGCAGAGATTAAACAGGACATCAGAAAAACTCTTAATCCTAATATCACAGCAGAGGAAGCTGAAATCCTTGCTGAACACAGAGCGAAGCATAATAAAAAAGTAGAAATTGAATACCCAGAAGAAGAGATTGACGAATCAATGATTCCCTTTTAACAACTAATAACCACCCACCAGCTAATGCGTAAGTGTGGGTAATAAAAACAATATGAAAAAAACTGTATCAGAACTTATATACGAGTATTTGAAGAAGAACAGAAGATTTGTTTTCGGTGGAGAACTTGAGAGAAATATATCAAACTTTCATAAGCCGTCTTATGTATCAAGAGAATTAAGAAGAATGGCAGAAGAAGATTTGATATATAAAGATTATAGAAAAGTAGACGGTAAGAGAGTGGTAGTTTATCGGTATAAAAAACATGCGTAATGTCTATCTAGCAAAATCAGTAGACGGAAAGCTATCTCTAGGTAGTGAGTTAAACAAGGCTTTATTTCAACAGGACTTGAAAGAACACGAGGGAAAGACGTACAGAATTGAAAGGGTGATACCAAAAAGGAGTAACTCACAAAATCGAATGTACTGGGCGTATCTTAATATTATCGAGTATGAAACAGGTAATAATGCGAACGACCTCCACGAGTTATTCAAACGTACCCTATTACCCCCAAAATTCATTACTGTTATGGGCAAAGAAATAAAGATACCTAAAAGCACTACTGAATTAACCAAACTAGAGTTCGGAGAGTATCTCGACAAAATTGGAGCTGAAACTGGAGTACCCGTACCTGACCCTAGAGAGCTTGAAAACTTTATACCGAACTACTAATGCGACCAATATCACCACGAGTTAGAAAAATACTAGACGAACGTAAGCCTGTATGTGCTAGACGTATTGACGGAGGTTGTGCAGGTAGACTAACACGGGAGCATAGTTTGATATATGCTTCACGCCAAATTGACGAAGCGTGGGCAATAGTTTTCTTATGTGCGTACCACCATGCAGTAGATGAGTATCAAGACGGTGGAGATTTACAGAAAGAAAAGAATGTATGGATTGCACTTAATCAAGCGACTGATGAAGAACTTAAAAAGTATTCAAAAGCTATTAACTATATCCGTATGCGTGATATACTAAACCTAAAGTATGGTAAATATTATCCTTAAAGGTGAACCAAAAAGCACTAGTCATATATACAAGATTACATGTAAAGGTAGATTTGCAAGTATGTACATGAGTCGTGAGGGAAAAGCGATTAAAGAAAGTTATCAGTGGCAAGTTAAATCTCAGTGGAAAAGTAAACCTATTGAAACTGATATTGCTATAAATATAAAACTATATTTTGGCACTAAAAGAAAATCTGATTGGGATAATTACAATAAGTTATCTATGGATAGTATGTCAGGTATTCTTTGGAAAGATGATAGTCAAATATTAAAAGCAACAGTTGAGAAGTTTTACGATAAAGAAAATCCTAGAATTGAGATAATATTATCAGAATATAAACAAATAGAGAGATGAGACTAATAAAATTTAGAGCTTGGAATAAGAATGACTCGCGTTCAAATGAAAGAATGATTTACGGAGTTACTCTTCATCACGATGGACAAGTAATAATGCCAGACGGTTGCTTATACAATTATCCATTAATGCAATACACAGGAATCAAGGATAGCGAAGGAGTAGAAATATACGAAGGTGACATTGTTCAATGGCTAGACAGAGACTACGCACACAATGAACTTATAGAATATGACGTAGAAAAATGTGCTTTTACTCTCGGTGGAACATATATAAACACCAAAGTAGAGTTAAGTGTTATTGGGAATATTTATGAGAATCCAGAGCTACTTAAATAAATGAAAAAACTTCCTGAAAAAGCAAAACAGATAAAACACTACATACAGCATAGTAGACTGTCATATCAAAAGATAGCTGATAAAGTAGGATTAAGAACAAGACAAGCTGTACTCTGGTATATTAAAAAATATCAGATTACAAGCAAGGTTAAGGATTATATCGTGAAAAAGTAGTATAGTGCCTAGAAACGCAGAATTTGCCCAATAAAGGGCATTTTTTGTTACATAAAAGCCCCCGTCATATTTCAGACGGGAGCAGTCGCTATTTCAAGCGAGGTCAATTAAGACCTAGATAATCACCTCCATTTCTATTTGAGTGTTAGCTCAAGTTGTTGCCCCTCATAGGACAACGAAATTAGTTCAGGGTGATGTTGTGGTACATCTTGGTGCTTTGCGAGTTCGGCACAAGTGCTATCGCAAAAACTTCCTTGTTCGGTTTCCACAGGGCTTATTCCGTGAAGTGAGCAGTTGCAGTAATCGCAGTGCATATGGATTTTCTCCTCTCTTGTTGTGTTTGAGTTTCATAGATTTACAGGTAGGGAACAAAACTGGATATTGTCTACTGGGTAATCCCAATACTTATGTATTATCCCCTATCTATAAACCTATTTGATTACACGCTATACCCTCAATACAATTACAGGATTGGCAAGTAATAAACCTCGAAAGGTCTATGGCGTGTTATTTCAATATATTTTCACTTTCCAATAATTATATTCAGGGCTAAGTACATATCCCCACCCTTCAGTGAGGGTATAACGCATAATCTACTCAAAAAGAACTTCTGTATCTATTATACTATGCAAATAATCTTATAATCAACCCTGCTATCCCCAATATAGCAACTGTGTATATAATAAATGTAACAAGTCTACCTATAAATTGAGATAGATTTTCTACTGCTATTTTGTCTATATCTTTAGGTATTTCTTCTCCATCTTGATTTATTGCTTCGTATTCATCAATTATCATATTAGGATTTTCTTTTAAGTTATATTTCCAGCCGTCTTGAAATTCTAAAAAGAATCCATTAGGTGTATCTAACATTGTAGCTTTTTCTATTTTCTTTGTTCGTGGATTTATTGCTTTTGTGTAAAAATTGCTCATATATTGCATGATTGAGTTAAATATCCTAATAAATATGCGTATGCTTCTTCTGATTCTTGTGTCAGAGGTATTCCTTTTTCTCTTAGCATATAAGCAGTGGAATGGAATAATTCATGAATCAATACTGGTTTATTTTCTTTGATAATCCAAATAATACTGCCTCCACCATGTAGACAAGCTGTTCTAGCTCGTGTATATGATTGTACATCTACTATACCTTTAGCTGATTCCTTAACATCATCTTCAACATTTTTGTCTATCCACTTCAGTACCTCTTCTTTTGTGTGACCGATTAAAACAATAACTTGTGAGTCGTAAACATTGACTGGTATAAAGATTTCTCTAAGAGTACGTTTCTTTTTCATAGTGGGGAGTGTAGGAGTCGAACCTACCGAGCCAATACTGACAATAGATTTACAGTCTATCCTTGCTCCGTACAAGTTTAACGCCCCATGCTTGTAACTTACACATAAATAATAACACAAAAGCCCCAATGGATAAAGGGCTTCTGTGCAAAACATGAAAAGTGGTACGTCTACCACGTGGGTATTATATTCTATTTTATACTAGATGCAATACTTTGAGCGTATGAACATGAATCAAATTTTACGCCATATTTATTGATACCTTTTGAACATTTACCCATATGACCTTGATTATGAAGTAGTGCTACCTGATATGGTGTGTACCCTTTTTCTAGGTAAAGCGTATTTACTGTTACCATAAGATTATATTCATTCTCAAATGTCATAGGTAATGTAGTAGTACCTAGATATTTCTTAATGTACGCTTTGTAGGTAGTGGGTAAGAATTGAAAGCAACCCCTTTCTCCTGATGCACCTTTAGCGTTACAGTTTCCTCCTGATTCTTTCTGTAAAATAGCATTAGTAATTTGTATACCTAACACTTTATTTTTAGGTATATATTCTATCGTTCGCACTTCTTTGAGTCGGATAATATCTTGTATCAAAGCATGTGCATATATTAATTGTAATGAAGTAAGTAAAACAAATGTGTAAATTATAAATCGTTTCAAGTTGTAATGTGGGGATAGACTGAAATGCTTATATATTGCTACCAGCGACACTGGTTATATAACATGAGTACAGTATGTGCTACATAAGAAGTACGCTCAAACTGGATATATATAATTTTACTATCTACAAATAGTTACGCAAGGGCGTTATACACAAAGAAAAAACCACTGTTGACCCAGTGATTTGTTCTTCATTGCCTAGATGTCGCACCACGATAATCTACGCAGTAACTAACCGTATTAAAAGTGAAACGCTACCTTTAATTAAAATGAAATATAATTTGTACGTTCACTTTCTGATTTATTATACTACTTTATTCTATAAATCAAAATAGGATATCCACCTTGTTCTCTGTATCTTTTAATCCATGATGCGAATGTAAAGTTTGTTGTCCATAATCCTGTAGAAGATGAGTTTGACATAATCTCATCATTCTCTCCTACAATTCCAACATGACCATGTTTTACTTTTCCAGTTTTACCCATACCTGTTGGCGACATAACAATATCACCAGCTCGAATATCTTTAGGCTTGAAGAAGAATGGAGAAGCTTTGAGCTGATTATTTAACTCTGCTGTACTTACACTTCCTCGGATAGCTTGTGGAAAAAGTGATTTTATAATAGCTGATACACTATCTGCACACCCTAAATCATCTATTGCCATGTCTAAAGGTGATGCATCTGTACCTAAAAATGACAATGCTTGTGCATATAATCGTACTCTATTTGTTTGATCTTTTGTTGTTTTCATTGATTTAATCTAGTTTACTAATACCATATTTAATTGCTAAATAGGCTGATACTACTGTGGGAAACCATGCTAGTACAGTCAAAACAATCTTTTCTCTCAAAGACAGTCTTGACTCTAATATCATTTTATCTTTATCAAAATTTATATTTTTTACTTTTTCAACATGTTCCTCTAAAGGCTTTAATCTCTTGTTTACTTCCATTATTGCCATTTCTTTTTCATCAGTTATATGTTGTTCTAGTCTATTTTTCCAAGAGTCCAATCCATAGATTTTTTTATCTATTTCTTTGATAGTAATTGCATTTATATCATGTACTTCTTTCATGGATTTAACTATCCCAGTGAGTTCACCGAACTTTGTACTCAAATCTATAAGTATTTTTGTCTGTTCGTCTATTTGCATGTTAAAAATCTATATTATCTAGTATAGTACGCATAGTAGAGTTGCCTTTTTCTGCTAACTTGTAATATGTAAAATAGTTAACAAGTTCTGAACATACATGAGCGTGATTATCATCTGCTATAAGAGGTATACCAAATAATCTGTTAAACAAAAATGCTATTATTTTTTTTCTATCATACGGTTTTCCTAGTTCCTCTAACACCTTTGAAATAGGCATGATAGGCGTATCAACTCGGATAATTGTGTAGTTTCTCCACTCTTGGAGTCTATTTATAACAACACCTACACCGTCTTGCGACTCGATAAATAGATTATGTCCGTATTTTCTACCTAAATACATTCCCACATGAGAGTATGGTGAGCCGTCTATGACAGGTATAAGACGTGAAAACAAGGAAGAAGTAGGAGTGAAAAATATCAAATCTCCATACTGTGCATCTTTTATATCTTCTATTTTAGTTGCTTTTATCTTCGGCATTTGGAAGTTCTTTTAATATCTTATCAATCGCATCATAGAACTGTACTGGTACATTACCCTGATATACGAGCTTCATAATTGTATCAATTTGTGTTTGCGTGATAGTTTTCATAATAATATTATACAATATTTTATTCTGTAATGGTAGTTTCTACTTCTAAAGCACCAGTATTCATAGCTTCTACTATCGCATCAAACATAGCTTTATCCTTTTCTCCAAAATATCTTTCAAGATATGGGAGAATAAGAAGTATATTAGCCTGTCTGTGAGCTTCATTGAGTACTCGTATAATAGTTTCATTTACTGTTTCTTCGTCTAGTTTTAATTTACCAGCAATATAAGGAACAAAAGGTTTATTCTGTTCTGATATATGTTGAATTGTTGTTGTTGTGATTTTCATATATTTAATTTAATACTTTTAATAGCAAGTTTGTTAAAGCAAAACTGTTAGAAGTTGAAGCAGAGTCCCATTGAGCTGTTATAGTGAGAGCCTGTGAAGTTGTTGTGTTAATCGTGGTTGTTGTGGTATTTGCCATACTTCCTTTAGCACCAGAACCATGAACCTCCTCATAATATCCTTGTGCCATAAGTGTACCACTTGAACCAGTTGTTCTACATGTAATAATTCCATCAACAATAAATGATGCGTTTGTAACATTTCCACTTGGGACATTTCCTGTATCTAGGATAGTTGTAGAACCTAATTTAACTCTAATTCTCATATTTGGATTAGAAGCAGAAGATACAATACCAAATCCTGCAATTTGAATTGTCTTTCCTGCTACAAAGAAGTTTGCTGGAAGTGTAAGAGTCCCAACACCTGTACTTGTTACAGTAGTTTCTGTTGTTGTGTTTGTTACAGTTACTGTTGCTGTTTGAGTAAAGAGTGTAGTGTCCATTACTTGAGTAACTCCATTTACTCGAACACTTATTTCTTTTTGTGTACTATCGTTCCAAATATCTCCGTCATTTGGAGAACTTGGAGAAGTACCACTTCTTAATCTAAAAGATGCGATTGATGTTGTAGAAGCTGGTGCATCTATAAATGCTGTGAGAGTGGTATTGCCTACTCCAAATCTTCCTGATGAATCAAATCTAGCTCTTTCAGTACCTCCTGTAACAAATCCTAAAGTATCTGCACTTGGAAAATAAATACCAGTGTTAGTATCACTTCTGCAAGATAAAGACGGGGTTCCAACTGCACCTGTTGAACCTCTCCACCAGCCACCTAGAGTTATTTCGGCATTATACGTACCTGCACTTGTTTCAATTCTTAATAGAGTAGAGCTATCAGTCATACTAGAATGTCCTTTGAGTACTTGGTTCACATCACTAGAACGTGAAGCCCATATCTGAACAGTTGCCTGTGGGTCGCCAGATAGAGCCTGTCCAAATCCAACTGTGTCCATATCTGAACGTGTATTTATCAGTGAGCTATCATTTTGACCCTTTACTACAAAATGACTTGATGCTGAGTTTGTATTGTTAAATACGTTTGTATTGCCCAAAATGGTTAACGGCGTTCCAGAAAGTGAGCCAAATCGAATTTCAAACCTGCTACCTGTATATATTAGATAACCAGTACTTATTTCAACACCTAATCTTCCTTGATATGTTGCACCTACTGTACTACTTGTAGCTGTACCGAATCCGATATCTGCAAAACGTGTTCCAGTTGAAGCTGTGTTTATAACAGACACGATAGGAATATCAGTTGCAGATGTATTAGCCTTATCAAATCGTGAAGCTGTCGGAACAATAGAGTTAGGTGTCACTGTACTTCCACTTGACCATGTTCTTAATGAGTCATCATCAAATGATGTAGTTGTAAAATCTAAAAACTGATTATATGTAACTCCGTCAGTTGAACGCAAAACACGAACACGTGAAGAACCTGTCCATGATACTGTATTGTATTTTGTACCACCTGTGTTTGATGAATTTGTGACTACCCCACTTGGAGAATAAATACCAAGTCCTGCATCATAGTTAAACACCTTGTAGTATCTTACTTGGTTTGAACCAGTCCAGCCATACGAATTTGGCGTTACTGTTGTACCACTACCCCATGAAGTATATCCAACGTCATAAAAAACATTTGAACTTATTGTCTGACCATATGTTGAAATATCAGTTTCTATAATCTTTGCATTACTGCTTCCTGACCATGTATGTTTAATTATGTAATAATCAGAAGTTGTAATATTTACTGAATATGTTGTAGGAGTTGAACCATATACAGTTGCACCAGACGGAGATAAGTCCTGTGCATAAATACTAAAGTTATATGTAGTACCTGTACCTGAATATGTTTGTCCCCAACGAGCTTCGGCACTTGTATCGTTTGATAGTGATGTGAATGTATACGGACCTGTTGTGTTTCCAACGTATTGATAATACCAAGTAGAACCACCGTCTTGTGATATTCTTGCAATAGCATTTGTAGCATTTCCGTTATCAGTCCATGATATTTCCGCATCATATGAACTTAATCCAGTATCGTCAAAACTACCAGCAGTAGGAGAACCAGAAACATAATCAGTACCAGAAATTGTCTTAACAGAGTCTACTTCCAATAATATAGTTGTGCCAACTTCTGATAATCCACCAGAACCAGTGTTTGTTGCTTGTGCCGAGCCACCAGAGAAAGCTGTTGGTGCTGTCATAGAGTTTGTATAGAAAGAACCCCACCCAGATGTAGGGTCTGAACCAGAAAGAGAGGTAAATGTTTCACCTGAACCTGTGTAAACTCCTAAAGGAGAAAATGATGAACCGTCTGTTGAGTACTCTATAAAATACTGTACAGTTTCTCCACTTATTGTCACTGAACCCCAACTTACTTGTACATCATATCCTTGAGAGTCATTAGGGTCTGTTGCACTAACCTCCTCATAATATTGAGATTTATAGTATGTAGTCGTAGCTGCAACATATAAACATGGGTGTATTCTAAAATAATGTGTAGTTCCATTTGCTGTTATTGCTGAACCAGAACCACCATTTACAAAGTTTACCGAACCACCACTTCCTCCCGCTGGTTCTTCAATAGCTGTTGCTGTACCGCCTGAAGCAGTTGGCAATACTTCGCTAGACTGAACTGTACTTGCTGATGTTACTTCGGCAATAGTTGAGCCTGTACTAGATACAGCGTGAACTGGTGCTTGTGGGCTAGTAGCTTGGACACCAAGTCTGTCGTTTGTTTTATCAAATACGAGATTAGGGTCATCTTCTAAGGTATCTGTGTTAAGTGCAAAAGGTACACGAGTAGCTGTCAATGTTCCGTCAATTCCTCCTCCTACTGGAACTCCATCAAGGTTTATATCCCATGATGAGTAAGTACCTGAACCTGTTTTATGTTGAATATCTACTACAAGAGTTGTACCTGAATATGAATTAACCTGACCATGCATGTGGTTAGATGAATTGTGAGCGATTATTACATCTTGCAGGGGAATATATGAAAGCCCTGAATCAACTGTGAATGAGAGAGTACCTGTTGGTACAATAGTGTGAGATGTTGTAGAGGTTGTTTTGTATCTGTCTGACAATGAAGATACAATAGGATTTTGAGGGTCTGTGTTGTCTACGGATACGTTTGTACCTGCGACTACTGATTGAACACCCCCTGAACTTCCACCTCCACTATAATAATTTTTTACTTCTTTAGGTTGCCTTGCAAGTTTAGATATTTCATCATAGTCTTCAAGACCTTTTATCGCATCAATATTAAGACGTTCATTTCCTTGTAAAAGTTCAAGAGAATCTCTAATCGGTTGCCCTAATTTTGGAATATCTAGTTCTATCTGCTCGATAGTAGGGATAGACGGTTTAATCTTCTCTAAAGCGATTGTAGAGGCTTCTAGGGCTATATTTTCTGTATCAATCTCTGGTGTATCACCTTTCTCTCCGTCAAAATAATCTACACCTTTAATCGGCGTATATCCGTCTTTAATATTGAGCTTCTTTTTTAGCTCGTCTGCTTTGATATTAAGTTTTATGTCGAGCTTTTTTGCCATTATATTATATTAAGTGTTACGTTAATCTCTTGAGGTTCTTCCATCTTATCTTTTAGAACTTGGAGAACTTCTGTATAGTCTTTTGCCTGAGGTATGTTATCTATCTTCTCTGACACTTCTTGAAACTTTGAATCCATAATAGAGGATATATCAATTAAGTTACTTTCAAGATTTGATTTTAATTCTTCGACTTTATCTTCAACTTCGTCTATTGAGTCCAACAGAGTTATACTAGCAGAGATAGGTTCTACCATTTTCTCTAACTTCTCTAGTTTTTTTAGTTGTTTTTCTGTTGGTTGCATTGTTTATTTTGCTTTTAGTTTAACTTTATTTGCTTTTAAATAATCTGCAAATGTTTTTAGCCCATTTTTTCCAATAAGCTCAAACGAATCACCTATGCGATATAGTACTTGACCACCAATAGTTTTAACAGGCGTGAGAGCTTTATCTGATAAATATGATAATAGAGTACCAGTTCCACCAAATCTGCCTGATTCTGTAATAGCTTTTACTCCTATTTTTTCTAACTCTTTCAAATTTCCATAATCAAGGTAATCTTTTTTGATATTCACATCTTCAAGAGCGTTATAAGTTTTTGAGCGAATAGCATTTGCCATATCGTTATTAAGTACCTTTAATTCATTTGCTACATTTTGACCTCTAAATATCTTTTCTGGTGTGAATTCGTCTAGATTTTTCTTTAGATTTTGTGCTGTAAGCAAATCAAAATTATCTGGAAAGTCGGCATAATCAGTCTTAATTGCCTCGTATGCATCAATAAGAGATTTTTTCTTTGTAGGGTCTACTGTTTTAGAAATTCTGTCTTCAACTCTTGAAAAAAGTTCTGACTTATTCATTGTAACTTTTCCTTTTGTAGATTCAAGGGCTGGGATTATTTTATCCGTGTATAATTTATCTGCAATTTTACCACCTTTTACAGCAATACCTGTTTGCGTTCCTGCAATTCCTTTTTCAAGGGCTGTAGATGCTCTTGTCTGTGGAGCGAATGTTCCTTTTATTTCTGCCTGAAGTATTTTTTCTGCTTCTTTCACATTAGGAGTAATAGCAGACTGATATATTTTACCTGCACCTTGTTTAGATGCCTTTCCTGTTGCTTCAATAATATCTCCTGCTGTACCGACGACTGAACCTGCACCTTTTAACGCTGTTTTACCTGCACCAGTTCCTAATGCTCCTACTGGAATCAATGAGCCGATATTAAGTATAGACTCAATATTAGCTGATGCTTCTGGGTACTTCTCTTTAAATTGTTGATACTCACTAATTACTGTTTCGACAGGTTTAGAACCGAATAAAGCACTAGCTCCACTTGCTATAACTTCCTCTGCTTTTTTAGGTAACACTGCCTTACCTGCTGACATTACAGTTTCTCCTACTACATCTCCTACAAATCCCGCACCTTGACCAAGTGTTTGAAGTGTCGCACCTCCTAAACTTTGCTGACCTGTAATAGATTTAGACTGTGCCTCCTGTGCCTTTCCTACTCGTGAAGAAAAATCTTCTTTAATTTTAGATGCAAGACTAGGTTTTACACTTATAACATCATCAGTTGTTATTGGTGTACTTGATAGAGCAAGTCTAGCTTTTAGTTTTGTAAGTTCTTCTTGTGATAATGACATATATTTATTCGATTAGACCTGCACCTTTTAATTCTGCTAATTGTTCTGGTGAAGCCTTTTTAATAAGTTCATAAGTTTCAAATAGATTAACCTTTTCTGGTACAAAATTAACACCCTCTGATTGTAGAGCTGATTGGACTTGAGAGTTCATAAAGTTAGTCAATCCATTTATTTTAGTTCGTACCATACTATCTGTATCAGTTGGTCTAGGGGTAAATCTATTGACCTGTTCTATTTGTTGTGCTGTAAGAGAAGCACCTGAAGCCCACTGCTGTACTTTTAGATTTACAGCTTCAAGATATTGTCTATTCTCAATACCCTCTTTGCTAGTTAGAGTCTGTCTAAATGGTAGACCCAAACTTGTAAAAGGGATTTTAGCATCTAGGATAGCATTAAGTGGACTTATACCTTTGAATCCAGCTGTCTGTCGAGCTTCTGCTAAATCTTTAGTTGCATTTAGTACACCTAGAATATTTGCCAACTGTGTTCGTGTACCTTGTCCTACGTTTTTAGATTTCAAAAACTCTGTAATAAGTAGATTATTTTTTGTTTCTGCTGGTAGACCTCGCATCTCTGTAATGTTATTTACATTCACGTTTCCTCCTGTACTTGCTATATCTTTCGCAATATCTCCGTACAGTTTACTTAACTGTGCTTGTTTAATCTGTCTATCCAAAGCACCAATATACTTTCCACCTGCTGTATATGCACTCGAAATATCTTTAGCACCTTGAATAGCTGATATTACTGCTGTATCTCTACCACCTCCGTTATTTACTACCTCAAGTATTGCCTTTGCTTTAGCTTCTTCCAATGCTTTAACATCTTCTTTTTGTTTATTCAATGAAGTTACAATAAGATTTAATCTTTGCTGTTGCTCTTGTGTAAGAGCGTCTACGTTATCTTTTCCAAAAGTAGTGAAATATTGAATTTGATTTTCAATAGGAGCGAGAGCTAGTTTAACTTTTCTCTCTGCATCTGATTGTATAGCTGATATATTTCCTTGTGACGCACTTTGTCTAATTGCAAGGTCTGCAAGTCGTCTGCCGAAAGTATCTTGGATAGCACCAATCTCGACAGCTCTTTGAGCTTGACTCATAGGTGTGTTACGTATCCTGTCTTGTTCTGCTCTGAGTTGAATATTAGTATTTGCAATTTCTGTATTCACTTCTCTGAGAGCTTTTTGTTCATCTGCAATACCAGCCTGTTCTTCTAAAACTGTCTGACTTGCTTGTGTCTGACCTCTTTGTGTAAATAGATTTTTAACTGTATCTGCTAAAGTCTTTCTTGCTTCTTGTGCTTGTGTTCCGACTGAACCCTGCAACATGTCTGCTTCTTGTTTAGCAATATCTAATTGTGTTTGTGTTCTTGTAACAATATCTGTTGTGTCTGGTGTTTGTGTCTGAACATTCGGTACTTTTACTAAAGGCTGATTAGAAGTCAATGAAGATGCTGATATAGCAGTTGTTGGTGTTTGTGTAATTGTCTGATTAACAGGTGTAGTTGATGTTGGTGTAGGGTCGTTAAAATAGATAGGATTATCTGGTGTGCCTCCTATACGATTATATTTTATTGTTTCACCTGTTACTTTGTTTGTTGTTTCGTTCATCTTATTCTTGTTTAGTGTTATCTAGTACTAATTCATCTATCGTTGCTTCACCTGTCCATTTCATAGCTATTTTCAACTCAATCAGTGTATCTGGTGATTGAATTGGTACGCTATCAAATTTCACACCAGTATTATTAGCTGTTCCACATTTCACCCAGTTTTGTTTTCTTGCTCTTGCTGTCCCTGAAACTCCAGTTATTTCTTCATCGAGTGTGATTGTATAATTAGGAGAACTGAATGTAGGTGTCCCTGTTATGTGTGCTACTCTACCACTTCCTTTTCCTTGAATAACAGTTATCTCATCACCCTCTGATAATCCTGCTTGTGTTGTTGTGAATGTATTAGTACCAGTCCACGTTATGTCAAAATCTGTATGATTAACACGTTCTGTCCTATATTTTATCACAAAACTAAATCCTGATACAGGTACATATAGTGTTGTTAATCTCTGCCATAAGTCTGTAAAATTTTGGGAACGTATTTGAACAGTTGAAAACCATCCTGATTTTTCTACATCGTCATAATAATTGTCTGTCCATATACCTTGTCCTGTTGAACTTGCATTAGTGAAGTATGTTGCACCTGCCAAGAAGTTTCCTTTAAGTGTTTGTGCCGTTCCAAATATATCTGGAGTTTCTGCAAGTCCTCCTACTCTTGAAAGAGTAACCTGACCATAGTCTGTTATTGAACCTCCTGCATCTGGTCTTGTTCTATATGATAAAGAATATTTATGATATAGAGATTTTCCATCACTTTCCCATATACCAGCATGGATATTTGGTTCATATGTAACTTCTGAAGTATTGTTATTTCTTGAGTTTATTAGCATTGAAATACGACCATCAATGGATGCGAGTCCATTTGGGTGTATAAACCTCTCAGAAGTACTTACATTTGTTGCTCTAATCAATAAATCTCTTCTTAATGGAAGTCTACCAATAGTTCTAAATGAAGAACCTGAAAACTCTAACAATTCTCCATTTGAATTTACTACAACAGGAACATCATCTTTTACATATCCAGCTAAAGCACCCTGAGCATATACTTTATAAGCTCTATTCCATTTGTTTGTTGTTACTCCATCCCAGTCAAATACAAGCCCCTCACCACCAAATCTATGAATTGTACCAATTAGTATTCCGTTAGAATACGCTCTCATCCAAGTTACTACGTATTCTTGTGGTAGTTGTATTGTATAATCTCCAGATGTAGATACTGCATATGAAGTGTCCATTGAGAATATTCTTGGAGGCTGATTTGAATCTAGCCAATATGCTCTGTTGTTATATACACATAATGCGTGGAAATCTGTGGAGCTAGAGAATGTTCTACGTGGAGTATACAGTCCTGTACCTGCACCTGAAGCACTTGCTTTTGTATATAATTTATCTGTTGCTGATACTAGCAATGTATCAT